TTTCGTGAACTTGATATAGTCTTCCTCTGAATGGTGCGGGGTGATGGCGCGGATTAGCCTTGTATCGCCCGTGTCAACCATTTTACGAGCAAGGTCTAACGAGATATAAGCCTGCTGGCGTAACTGGCTGTTGCTGCTGTTCATCACGTAAAGCAGTGCAACATTCATCCGCTCAACCATCGCACGTACTAAACCCTCGCCAGTATCTTTTGTAGATAGTGTGGCTAGAATTTCAGGCGGCACGCCTAACAATGTCGGGATGGCCTCTTTATACTCAGCAATCAGAGAAACAAATGCCTGCGTGGTGTCTGGTAAGCCAATGGAGTTCACAGAGCCATTTTCCGGCGCAGAAACAACGCTACGCTTACGACGCAACTGGTCAACTAATTGCTCTATACCATCTCCGCCGCCAGCTACCGCAACCGTGCCACCCACTTCTGCGCGCATTGCGTAATTGTGGAAGGCTGTCATAGCCTCATCCTGCATTATTTGCGCCTGTGCAGCGCTACGCATTAAGCCGTAGTGATAACCCAAAGTTTCGTCATAGAAGCCAGCAATAAATGAAAGCGCGTGCCCTTTCTGGCAGAATGACGGTGCCTTTTTAACTACAGTGCCCCGGATGATTTCTGCTTGTTGGTAGAATTTAGTCTCACGTTCAGAGCGCTCAAGCTTCTGGATATTCATTCCAGTGCGCTCGCGTATATTCTCAATGAAGTAATCAACCTCCTGAAGGCCATCTTTATCCAATGTCCATAGACTTGATTGTATCTGCACACCCAGAGCGTCACTCATTTTCTCAAGTAGCGCGTACACACCTTCGTCATTTTGTGCGGCTTCCTGAATTTGCTGCGCCCGCCCCATATACGGGTTTACTACGTCATAAACTTTCTTATGGTCATGCCAGTAATATTTATGGGCAAACTCCAGCAAACCCTCATTCTCTGGATTGCAGTATTCCAGATAATTCCACATGAACGAATCGCCACCGCCGTTCAGTTTCTCAGGGTCGATACCGCGCAATCGCAGGTAACTATCTAAATCCTCCAGCGCAACCGGGTCAGCGTAAGAACACCACGAGGCATGGGCGTTGATGTCATTTGCACGCGGGGCAGTGTCATAGGCCGCAAAGAACTTGCGCTCAATTGATGGCTTTCCGGCAGGCATCCCGGCCACCGTCGTATCAAGCTGCGTAACCACAGCGCCAAAGCCACGAGTTAGGGAGTCCAGAAACGCCACAGGGCGGCTAAATTCATATCCACCCTCAAATTCCACATAATCCTTAATATCGTTGCCAATGTCTATCTGCGAGTCAAACTCAAGGTCATTGGCTAGCATTTCCACAATCTTACCATGTTGAATGGCATTACCCACAATCGCGTCAAGGTATCGCGCCACACGGTTGATAACCACAGGCACCCGATAATTCTCTGCATCATCCTCAATAGCCATCCGCTGCCCTCTATCATAAGGCGAGCGTGGAGGGGTGACGACATGGCCATCCCTAATCTGGTACATTATCTGCGATTCTTGGCGCTGCGCGACAGTCGTGGAAAAGTAGTCGGTCATACGCCGGTTGAATTTATCTAAAATCTCATCATCAGAAATCATTGGCCGAGCGCCTTTAACAGTTGTTGCCTGTATGCGTCATTTTTATCCTTAGACCGCCACCAGTTAAGAAATTGACTTGTGCTGTCTACCATATCGTATTTTTCCGTGTTTGGGAAGCCCAGTATTTGTGTTTCATATTCAGCCAACCAAGGTGCTTGATTGGGCAATGATACGCGGCCCGCTTCCACTAAAAAGCTAGATGTCTCAGCTCTTGTTATTTTACTACCCTTAGGAGTTATCGCTATAACCGGCAAATTGGTATATTGTTTTGTGTCCTGTATAAGCTGTTGCCCACTATCCTTATCCTCAATCAATATAGCATCAGGCGGGTACATTGACGCAATTTCTGCAACCTTCTTTTTAAGTTCTGGGTATAGCATACGCTTATTAAAGACAAATTTAAGCATTGCCCTGTTGTTCGCATCATCAATCATCCAAACAGTGCATGCGCTAGGGTCGTTTCGCTCCTTGTCTTTGCTTGCGGTATCCCAAGAATGAATGCACTTTGTTACCGGTTCAGGTATATTGCTATGGCGCAGGAACCAGCTATATTTATACACGTCACCGTCTGGCATCATAGGGTTTTGCTGGTAAAGCGATTCAAAGTTAAGGGAGCCGAGTATTTTTCTGCGCTTCTCAATAAACTCTAATGATTTATGCTCTGGAAAAAGAGCCTCGCCTGCTTTGCGGTGCTTTTCATCCTCTGTGGCAATAGCTCTATATTTTAGAACCTTTATGTTAGGCTCAGCTTTTAATAGCCTTCCTATAGGGTCATCTACATGCCAGCGGGTCAGAATAGCAAGAAGCCCTGCATTTTCATCAAAGCGGGTAAAAAAGTCATCCGTAAACCAATCCCAAGTCTTTTCACGTATTGTTTCAGAGTTTGCTTGCTCCCTACCCTTCATAGGGTCATCAATTACGCCAAGGTTTAGCGTTTCACCCGTGATTGAACCCATGACAGTGGTGTTTCTGAATAGTCCATCATTGCCGCTGTACTCTAGCAAGTTCATGTTCATAGTGCTGCCTTTTGCGCCTATAACAAAATCAGGGAATACTTGCTTAAACTTTTCACTTCTGAATATACGGCGCAATCGCAAATTAGCCCTTGCACCCAGCCTATCAGAGAAGCTTGCATAAATAGTCTGAAGCTCAGGGTGCTTTCCTGATAGCCAAGCGATAAACTCAATAACCGCCACGCTTTTTCCATGCTGCGGCGGAGCCTCTATAATAAGTTCTGGTTTCTTGCCAGCTACAAGGTCGTCATAGAATTGCTGTAAGTGCCAACATAAATCACGCACAAACCAGCCTGTTTTAAGCGTGCGGCCTTTATTTACTTTCGTGCTGATGTGCTGCCTAAACGCATAAAATGATTCTCTAGCCTCATGTGCTGCTAGTATATCGAGCGCCTGTATCGCATCCATTATTTCTCGTAAACGTCAGTCGGCAACCCAAGCTCTTTGAGCTTAGCTATAACTTCGTCTATTGATGGCTCAACATTCTTAAATGCTAGCGGGTTCGATGAATCGCCGCCTAATGTCTGCTTATTTGCATATCCATGATTATTTGCCATGTCAAATATTAGGCCAGCAGTCGAATAGTCTTTAGACTCCAGTTTTTCCGCCTTAGATGCCTCTATTCTTACCTTGGCTCTTTTAATCGTACCAAAAAACTCTTCTTTTCCTGCATAGTTGCGAAGAGTTTCTGTGTCGCAGTCTAGGTGGTAGGCAAGGCTTGCCAGTGTGTAAGGGCGCTTGCTATCATCAGCATGAGCAAAGTATTCATCTATCTTTGCCTGCAGCTCTTCAGGCGATTCAAACTTTAAAGGACGCCCACCAGCCATTAGTAGCCCAAATTCACAAACGCATCAATAATAGCCTGCTCGGTCAGGCCTTTAGTGTTGATGCCGTGGATTAACGTTCCTGTGTTTTTGCCTTCGCTGTTCATAGCGGGCTTGGATAGTGTGAAATACTCGTCCTGCTTAAAAATAACCACGGCACCTAGCTGGCGCGCAATAGTCTCCGGGCTAACCACGTCATGAACAGGTTCAGCCACTTCTTTCACTACTTCTGTAGAGGTTTCTTCTTTTGCTGACGGGGCTTCTTTTTTCTTGCGCCCGCGCTTCTTTGGTTTTTCTTCCTCAACAAGAGGGGCTTCAACAGTAGGGATTTCTTCGCCTAAGATGGTTTCTTCAGTCATTTCTTTTTACCGCCGTTTGATTTCTTTTTACAAGCCATGCCGTGATTATGGCCGCAACGCCGCTTTCTGTCAACTGGTCATTCTTTCAGCGCCGTTTCAATCTTCCGTATCTTCTTGCGCAGGTCTTTCAGCTCTTTAGCTGGTGTGAGGTGTATTGTATTGTCTCACGGGTTGAGAATCTTTCCTTGCAGGCAACGCAAACACGCTTACGCACCACACAGAAGCCGTTGGTTTCTTCCTTTCGGCGGCTTTCGATTATCTTGCTGTTGTAATGCCCGCAGGTCACTTTCCCTCCTTCGGTATTTCCGGCTTTCTCACTTGCCCTATGTCGTACAGCTCACCGTTTCCGCGCCACCAGTCGCCCGGTGTGGCGTGACGGGTGCAGGCCTGTAACCATACGCTTGACATGATTAGAATGATTATAGGCAGGGGCATTATCCCCTCCACTCTGTAAAGTTAACTGCTGCGATTGCCAGTAGTATCAGTATCATGGCTGTCATTTTATTACCGTCCATATATAACCTGAAAACCAAGTGCATGGCTTAAACAAGTTAAACTCTACCATACGCTTCATGTAGCCGTATTCAATAACCCAATCGGCGTTACTGGTCATATGCTTATCGCATCCCACACAACGCCTCGGCAAGAAAAACGGACTTAGAAACCTCCTGTCATCACTCGCCTTATTAAGAGAGCCACAAGAGCTACATAATGCTCTATAATACTTTTCCATCACTCACTCGCTTTATTGTGGTTTAGGGTTTTTTCGATTCTTTTTAATGCGCTCTCGCCTGTGGTTATGCCTTTCGGATAATGCGCTATTTGTATGGCGTTCTGGGCAATTACGAGAGTAGTTTCCAGCTCCGCATTCTCTCTGCATTTCGCTGCATACTTGTCAGCCCATTGCTTGAAGATATCTCGCTGGGCGGCATGGCTGGCTTTGAGGGCGGTTAGGAGGTCTTCCATTAGATTTAACGCATCTATCGGTTGCTTCGGGTTGTTCGTCTTAAATTCCCATAGCCGCGCCTCTAGTTCTTCAATCGTGTTCATTGGTTTTGCTCCCGTATTTAGCCCTATTCAGAATAGTGTCTGCCACGCAATATAGCTTGTGAGCGACAGCCTCTAGTCCATCGTCTTGCGTGAACTCGGCCATAATATGCCAGTCATCGGAAAAATCTATTTGCACTCTTTTCGGGTCTTTTGGCTTATATTGCCACGTGCTGATATGGTAAAATCTAGGATTCATCATTCGCCTACCTTTTCCGCAATTTGTCCGCATTTGACGCATACGTCGTGGATATATCTCTTAACAACCAATAAGTCTCTCAAAGCAGAGGCACTCACACCACGCATTCCACTGAATGTATAGCCAGATGGCTCCTCACTGTATCTCGGCTCAAACCTATGGCCATGTATTTTGCAATCATGCTTAAACATCACTCACCCACCTTTTCCAAATCCTTGCCCGCCAGTATCTCTGCGGCCAGTTTGTCATACTGTTTTTGTGCTTGGGTTTTGTTCATTACTTCCTCACTCTCCAAATGCGTACATTCTCACCATCCTCTTGCAGGCGGCTTACCAGTTTAACACCGTGCTTGCGGCCAGTGGTTAGAATGTTGCCCCGTTTTTCCTCTGGCGCAAGAAAACTATCACCAACCTTTAGCCCTCGCAGAAAGCCAGACAATGAGCCTTCTTTCCTGCCACGCCCCTCTGGCGCGACTTCAATTCCTTTTTCGATTTTATACATAACGTTTCTCCTTTGTTAGAACCCTTTTATGCAACGGATGCCGCATAAGGTCAAGCATTAATTGCAACGAATATAAAAAAACCACGCTAAGAATAAAAAAAAGACCGCCGGGAACAAACAACCGACGGTCTAGTTGGGAGAGGTCATCATGCACAAAAAACCTATTGAAACACCATCTGCGCTAACGCCGTTGCGCTTATTGGCCTTCCATCCAGAATGAAGCCCGTTTTCTGGGTGTAGCGGATACGCTTGCCGTAAATCGCCTTTAGGCGCTCGGTAAACGTCATACCTTCCCAGATTGGCAGGTTGTAGGATTCTTCTGTAAGCTTTTGCATTTCTCTACCTTACCCGGTTGTTTCTTATTTGCAACAGAAAAGCCCTCCAAAAAGCAAGAAAACAGACTTCAATTGAAATGGGTCAGAATTCAACGGTCTATTTTGAAATAGAAACTGTTATAAAACAATACTTTACTTACAAATTCAATATTTCAATATAATATAATAATAATAATATATAACGCGCGCGTGAGATTTCTCCCCCGTTCTATACTAGACCCCCCATATTTCAATGAAATGGGCTTTTATTTATAAATAGCAATAACTTACGCCGTTGAAATGGCCGTTGAAGTGCTTGAATTTCAAAAGTTAACAAAACCTTAACAGCAAAAAAGGGATTCTGCGCAAACGGAACCCCCTGAAATATTGAATTATAGCCCAAGCTATTGTTTTATAAAGCGTATGATTTCAAAGTGCTAAATTGAAAAATAAGTAACCCCTTGTTTTTCTTCAATTCTTATTTCATCGGCTTCAATCAAGTCATTAAGCACTTCTACCCGTCGCATACGTTTCAAGAATTGCGTCTTGCGGGTTAAATCGCTTTTGGAAATCGTGCCAGCCGTTTTAATAATCTCTCTAACCCGAACATATTCGGCCTGCGCTTCATTGTCTGATAGCAGCCCGGCAAAGTCCATAATGCAGTTGTTGGAATACGAAACCACCTTAATAGCAGCATTCACATCCTGAATACCGATGGTGTCATCCTCGCATATGGTAAGGGCTACCTTTTCCACATGCTCAGCACAACGCGCATAAAGTGCACTTAACGGATATTGCGCCTCGCTAACCATCTTATCCATGTCGTTACGGTACTTATCAAATATATCCCACGCTTCCGGCGTAAACTTCACCACAACGGGAACGGCCAAGCCGCTATACGGCTCGTATTTACGCTGTGACGCAATCTCGCGTATTTTTGAGATAAGCCATGCAGGCGGCTCTTTCTTGCTTTTATCGTATGGCTGCCGCAACCCTCTGTCATGTGTGGCCATAACCAGCCAACGGTTTAGAAAGCCATCAATAACCTCACTGCTGGAACATGCCTCACGAAAGCGCTCTAAAACAGTGGAGCCGAGGCAGCAAAAATGCGGCTCTACAATATCAATCGTAGGATTCTTTTTGCTATCGGCATATTCCCTGCCCTTTAAAACGCTACTGGCGCAAGAGAATGTCTTGATAATATAGTCAATAATCTCCCGCTGATGCGTCCCTGCATTACGGTGGCTGGTATTAGACAGAAACCTACCCATTTCATCCATCACCCATATTGCCACCCTGCCCCTATCATTAAGCGCACGTAGAAACCCGGTGCCTGATGTAGGCTCACCCATAAGCTGTTCATCCATTTCACATTCGCGAATAAGCTTTCTCAGGCAGGCTTGCGGATGTTCTTTACCGCCACCTGTAGGGGCAAGTGACATCGCAAGCAGATTGGTTCTAAGGCCTGTTTTGCCTTCGACTACATGACCTTTCAGCATACCAACAAAAGTTAGCGCAGCGGCAAGGGAAAGAATAGGCTGTGGTCTAATGGCGCTGGCAGTAATCCAGTCGGCAATTTCACCCACTAAGCCATGCACTGAGAGTGGCTCGTTTTCTTGCTGCGCTTCCCGCTTATTGCGTTCATCCAGCGCCTTTATATAGGACAAATCCACCATAAAGCCGCCGCTTTCGCTTTTAGCCATGTGAACCCAGCCATTTTGCTTGGCCATGTGGATGATAGTGCCAATGGTCACGCCGTTATTCGTAAAGCTACGCCATACAGCCTGCGCTTCATTATGCACATAGCGGCTGCCTGCCTTGCGGCTCCAGCGATGCCACAAATCGCAAGCGGCATCGCCAAACTCATCACGCAAAGCCATGCCAACGCTTATCCAATCATCACGCGAGCAATCCGAGCTAATGAAATCAAGCATGTCCTCAGCATCAGCCAGCTCAATCTTTTCAAATTCAGACAGGTTATAAGTGACTGGCGAAACCTTGCGCACAGGGCGCGGGTAAAGCGCGTCCATCAGCTTATTAAAATCAGGGCTGAGGATTGGTAAATCCACACCATCAAGCAAGCCAACGCCATCCATCCAGATATAAGGCTCGCCCGTTTTGCGATGCGGGCTAGGCGGGATGGTGGTCAATCGCTTATGCGATAGCAGTTCTACAATCGGGCTTTTATCATCTTTGCGTTTCCAATTTGTGCTGGCCTCGCCGTTATATTTGTAAAAGGCTGTAAAGCCCTTACTGCCCTGCTTCCTTACTGGAGTTTCGCCTGCAAGATGATAGATGCGCTCGCCTTCATCACCATCTATATCAATATCAAGGCCGATAACGCCGCTAACCTCGCCGCAAACCAAGGCATATTCATTACCTGACCATTGATAGACCTCATCGCCGGGCAGCTCATTAAAGTATCGGCTCCACTCAATCAATGGAATCCCCTTGCGCAGTGGAACCACGCAAAGACCCGCCTCCCTGAACTTATCAAACATAGCGCCTCCTAATTGTTTTTATTTTTTAAGGCTTGCTCAATAAGCAAGGTAATTTGCCCCGAAATGGTGCGGTGTTCCTTGGCTGCAATTTCCCTGACCTTCTTTAATGTCTGGCTTTCAATAAACAAATGAATGCGCTGCTTCGCCTTTATTGTCTTTGCTTCCATATTTTTTCTGCCTTTTCTTATTTTGTGGGTTGACTACAACACACAACCACACTAGAAAGGCAATGTCAAACAGACAAAACCTAAAAACGACAAACCATAGAAGAAAGACGACAGACTATGACTAACGACAAAGAAGAACAGCTTATTTGGGAGCAATTAATCTCCAAACAGGCGGCTTATAATGAAGCAAAAAAGATTGCTGAAAAAGCAAAATCTGAAGCCGATAAAATCAAATTTGAATTAGAAGAACTAGAACAAGCCGCCAAGGATTATATGCTAGGCAACGGCGTTGTGGATTCTGAGCATTTCTCGCTGCGTGTAAGCGAGGCGGTTATTGTGCCAGATATTGATGCGCTGCCTGATGAATATATCCGCATCAAAAAAGAGGCCAATAAGCAGCTAATTAAAGCAGCGCGTCCACAGGCTAACTGGTACGGGGTGGAGAAACGTTATAACTTACAAGTGAAAGGTGAGAAGGTAATATGATGGAATTAATTATGCGTTACTTAAATTGCGAAGCTGACAGGCTTCGCATGATAATTGATAAATACTATATAGATGGCGAGTGGCACTATGAAAAAATGGATGAAGTTAGTAAATCGCTATATACCAGAATGAGTGCGTTTGAAGAAATAGCAAAATATTTAAGAGAGGTAATATGATGGACTTTGTAGAAACCAAGGCAGGGCAATCAAAAGAAATGCCTGCGAAAATGGCGATATATGCTGAGCCTAAAATTGGTAAAACAACCTTTTGCGCACAAATTCATGATGTATTCTTTATCAATATCGAAGGTGGCCTTGACTATCTGGGCAATAAAGTGCGCTCAACTCCGAAGCTAAACAGCTATGATGAAGTTATTGGATGGCTTCGCCATATTTATGAAAACGATGATTTTACGGCTGGACGCATTGCGATTGACTCGCTGGACTGGCTGGAAACATTGGCGCAAAAAAAGCTTATTAAGGAGCATAACGCCAAATCAATCGTTGACCCTAATGTCACAGCTTTTGCCTATTACAAAGGGGTTATGGAGGCATCAGAAATGGCGGCCAAGGTAATCGGCTGGCTTGATGCTATTTATGAAAAGAAAGGTATTCCGGCCATTGTTATTGCACATAGCGAGGTAAAGACAATCGACCTGCCTAATCAAGAACCTTATTCGCGCCATCAGCTAAAGCTTTCTAAATGGCTGGGCGCAAAAACAAATGAATGGGCAGACCTTATTTTATTTGCCGCATTTAAGTTTCATGTTGCTGATAAGGGGAAAACCATCAGCCAGCCGCAGCGTGTATTGCTGGCTGGGGATGATGTTTCTTTTGTCGGAGGTGGCCGCATGAAACTACCAAAAGAACTGCCACTAGATTATAACAAGCTTAAAGAGGAGATTACAAAATGAGCATGTATGGATTTGAAACAACCGATGACATTCAATTAGATAAAGTCGGCTTGCCGATTGGCACCTATAAGGCCATGATTGTTAGCGAAGAGCCTTATGCAAAAGAGGGTAAGCAGCTCGGCGTTGTCGCAGAGTTTGAGGCCGTTGAAGGTATCAATAAAGGGCAGAAGGGAAAGGTGTGGTTTTTGACTACGCACCCAAACGAAATGACTGCTAACATTGCTCGTCAGCGCATCAAGCGCATTGCCGATGCGACAGGCAGCGCCGTGAGTAGCAGCGCGCCACTGAAAGGCCGTGTTTTGACTATTGAGGTGGTTAAGCAGAAAAATAACCCTGATTATACTGAAGTTAAGCGGTTTTTGCCAGAAAATTATCAGGCAGAAACCAATGATGAACCGCCTATGTAGGGGTGAATAATGCAGTTTACGCTTAGAGATTATCAAAAAGCGGCTGTAGATGCTGCCATGTCCTTTGTGAAATATCGCTCAGGGCATGGCTACATCACTGCGCCGGGTGGCAGCGGCAAGAGCATCATGATTGCCAAGCTGGCAGAATTGTTGGTTGATATTGGCTTTCAGGTTGTGGTTTTGGCTCGCAATGAAAAACTGCTAACACAAAACAAGGCGAAGCTATCGCCTTCTTATCAAGAAAGGGCAGGCATTTACTGCGCAGGGCTGGGCTTTAAGGAAGATGATAAACTGATAACAATTGCCAGCGCGCAATCCATTTATGGCGTTACGCTGCCAAAAATAGAGGATAGGGAATTAATAGCGCTGGTTGATGAATGTGATGAAATTAACCCTGATAGCGAAGGCGAAACACAATACTGGCAGTTCTTCCGCAACAATGGCAACCCGCGCATTATCGGCTTTACTGCCACACCATTTAGACTGAGTAGCGGCGCTATTTCATGGGGTGAAGAGATTATACGCATTCCGTTAGATGCACTGATAAAAAAAGGCCATATAGTGCCACCAGTAAACAAGGCCAGCGAGGTTGACCTTTCCAGCGTCCCGGTTACCAGCCTTGGCGATTACAGCGCACCGCACCTTGATGAAATTTATGATGACCCTGATTTGCTAAAAGTCAGTATGGATTTGCTGCTAAAATATGCACATGACCGCCATCATGTTCTAGTATTCTGCCAGTCATTAAAGCACTGCGACGCCGTTACCAATGCGCTTGAATATGCGAATGAAGGCGTAAGGGTTGTGAGTGGCGACACACCAAAGGACGAGCTTTCTGATATTTTAGAAGACTTCCAGCGCGGCTGTTTTAAGTTCCTTGTTAACTGCCAGCTTTTGACCGTTGGTGTGGATTTGCCATGTGTAGATATGATTGCGTTATTCATGGCCACAAAGAGCAAGCGCAAGTTTGAGCAAGCGGTTTATCGTGGTACGCGACCATATCCGCAGAAAGATAATTTCTTATTGCTTGATATGGGAAACAATCTTTATGAGCATGGCGCGCTTGGTAGCCCGATACGCGATAAGAAGAAACGCAAAGAGCAGTTACCGCAGCAAGGCAAGATATGCCCGCAGTGCGAAACATGGATGGAGCAAGCACTAGCTAGAGAATGCCCGGATTGCGGCTTTCAGTTCCCAGAATCAGAGCTGGCGAAGGTGCGCCATGCTTATGAGGCAGATAATACTAGTGTTGCCTACCATTCAGAAGAAAAGATTATTCAGCGCTATGAGGTTTTTGACGTTACCTATAAGCAGAAGAAGTCAAAAAGCGGCAATGAAATGATTGTCGTAGAGTATCATTGCGACTATGGCAAATATGGCACTATTGCAGAATTTCTGTTGCCACACCATGAAAGCGATTTTGTGCAAAGTAAGGCGCGCAGTTTCTTTAGTCAGCGGGGCATAGAGCTGTTCGGTGATTTGCGTGGGTTTCCCATGATTGAGTTGCTTGACAAGGCCGAAAATTCAAAGAAGCCGACTAGCATCATTGTTGACCATAGCGAAGAATGGCCACGGGTGAAGTTTGTTTATTTTGATGAACCAAAAAGCGAGTCCGTAATGGATAGCAGCGAGGTGCTGGATGGCGATGAAATCTTGTTCTAGGCGACCCACCCGCAGGAAGGTCGAAGATGCCATCCAGAAAGAATTAATTCGTTGGATAAAAGAAACCTATCCGCATGTGATGGTTTTTGCCACGCGCAATGAAGATAGTTATAAGCGCTCAGATGAAATTGAGGCTGGCTTGCCTGATATTATTATTAGATGGCCACATGGTGACACACGATACTTTCTTTATTTTGAGGTGAAAACAAAAGCCGGAAGGCTTAGCGCGTCACAAAAAAAATGGGCAGAAAAAGATAGATGCGCTAATGAGCTATATGCTGTTGGCTATGGCTTAGAAGACTGTAAGAAAGAAATAGCGGCGCTACTGTAAAAACACGTTGCAATATGTTTCTGATGTGGTACGTTGCAAGGGCAGAATTAAGGGGGTAAGGCATGACATATAAGCGCAAAGAAACTATAGGCGACTGCGAGCTGTATCTGGGCGATTGCTTGAGCGTTATGCCTACGCTGGGTAAGGTTGATGCGCGGGAGGGTTGGGCAATCCTAACTGACCCGCCTTATGGGATAGGGGCTGATAAAGGTCATACTGGTGCATCTAGTTTTAATGGTTCAAAAAAAATACAGCATAGAAGTTATAAAGGTGGATGGGATAGTGAACGACCATCTGAGGCTATACAGTTATTCGCATCCATAAAATGCCCTCAAATAATATGGGGGGGGAATTACTTGGCTGATTTACTTCCTGCAATGGGTAAATGGCTATGGTGGGATAAATGCCAAACAATGCCCACTTTCGGTGATGGAGAACTTGCTTGGACAAACCTTAAAGGCGCAACCCCACGAAAATTTACCCTTGCTAATAACCAGTTATTCGCTGACAGAGTGGAGAGGTTTCACCCTACTCAAAAACCGCTTAAACTCATGCAATGGTGCATAAACCACCTTCCCGACAACTGCGACACCATCTTAGACCCCTTCATGGGCAGCGGCACAACGCTAGTGGCTTGCGCGAAAATGGGCAGAAAGGGAATAGGCATAGAGTTAGACCCTGATTACTTCGAGATAGCTTGCAAACGTGTAGAGGATGCTTATCGCCAGCCGGATTTATTCATAGCACCGCCGGAAAAGCCAGAAATGGAGCAGGGCGAGTTTTTAACCACAAAGCTTGCAGAAGGTGATCTGTAAAACAGGAGCATAAAATGACAATAGAATACTTTTTCACCGATGACGGCCAGTTTGATTACGAAACCATCTACAATCCAAACAGCGTAGAGCAGATGTATGGCTATAAGGCTGTTGGCTGGAATACTGATTTCAGCATGACAGGATGGTGGCAGGGACAGAATGTCTTTGCGCTGACCACAGACAGCCCGTTATACGACCCAAACAACGGCAGGCCGGATGCTCACTCTCAGGCAATACAGTTGCAATACACATGGGAGTCCGGGGATGAAATGCCGTGGCTGTGGACAAATAGGGGGCAGGATTACACTTTCACGATTGAGGGCGACCTTTCCGTGCCCGTGAGTTGGGGAGACAACCTACAGCAAGGCTTAATGCTTACCCGGTTTGGGGATGTCAGCAGCGGCCAAAAGCTATGGGTGCAATTTAGAATGTTCGACAATCTATACCCCGGCAGGCCGATTGATATTTTCAGCGACCCTCACACAAATTATGAGGATATTGTGGTTAATATCGACATCGTGAAAGACAGTTACAATCAGTTTGTGAGCTTTGCCAATTCGGCAGAGATTGAAACCGATGCGTTTTCAGACGTGCGGCATTTTGAAGCGAATATGAGTCGCCAGCAGTTTACAGACTTGCTGATTCATGCGGAGCAAACGCTGGGCATAGATATACAGAATGAATCTGGCTACTGGTCTTTGGTTCAGGCCGGGTTTAGCCCAGAAATGGCCAGCGGGTTTCCGCAATGGGGCATTGGCGACACAGGTGCCATGCAGGCGGCAATGGATAACATTAGTGTGTGGGGTGAATAATGAAGCGTGTATTGGCGGCGCTGGCTTTCACATCCTTCCTTTTTGCCATTAAGGCGGAAGCTGATGGCGATATGCAGGACGCTATGCTAAGCGTGGGGCATGCTATATTTCTATGGCTTGCCGCAGTACAGTGGGATTATTTTTAAGAGGAACAAAACCAATGACATACGGAGCACAAATAGCACCTGAAACAGCCCCGGCAAAGGTTCTGAAATACCTGCAAGGGCTGGATAAACCACCCGCAAGGGCTAAGATTGTGGCAGATTGCGATTATGTAAGTAGTGGCGCTTTAGGGTGTGCTTTGGCTGCGTTGGTGAAATATGGATATTTAGCACGTCCGCGCTGCGAATGCTGCGGCGCTATTGTTTATGCCTTGACCGATGAGGGTAGGGCATGGTCTGAGTAGAAATCTCACACTCACGCGCTACGTCTGCCACAAAGCGGCAAATAATGTCTATTTCTCTTACAGTGATTTCATGCAAAAAGTCGCTACGCCTTAGATAAGGCTGGGCTGGCAACTCAGGGATAGGCGCATCAATATTTATGCGCGGCTCCATTACACCAATTCCAAGCCCTTGTCATCGGCCAGCTTTACCAATGCAGTCCATAGCTCCAACGCTGTTTTGTCGCGTGTTTCGTGCCTTTGTGTTACAGCTCGCATGATGGTGCTGCGTGGTACGCCTGCGTATCTTTCCAACGCATAGTAGCTAATGCTATGTTCACGCATGTTGCGGCTGATTTTTCGTAGTGTATCTGTCTTATCCATAAGGGCAATATAAATGCTTTTTTTCATAAGTGCAACGTTTTTCCTTGCATTGTTTGCAACGCTTGTTATTATGCACTTAACAAAGGAGAGAACATGAAACATGACCCTAACAACAAACACACTTGGCCATTTCACCCGGTTAACGAAATTATGCTGTCAACTTGGCAGAGCTGGGCTGATGAGCCAGATATTACTAAGGTTTTGCTGAAACTGTTAAACGATGAGATGGATTTGGCTAATATTCGGCAGGAGATATTACACAGCCGGGATGAATTAGAATTAGCGGAGCCAAAGGAGGCAACATGAAAATTCGCATGAAAGAGGACAAAACAATCGCCGCTGGTGGTTTGCGGTTGATTACAGCGCGCAAGGGTGAAATCTACGACATCAGCCCGCGTGAGGCGCATTATTTAATTGCGTATAACCATGCAGAAGCAGCGGAAGAAAGTGAGGCAGAGAATGATTAAGGGATTAAGCTTACAGCCAAAGCTAACACTGGTTGACGTGTTGTTCTGGGGCTTTCTGGCGCTAGTGGCGTGTGGTGTGTCTTTCTACATGGGCTACGATAATGCGAAGCGTGAACAGTTAAGTGAGTTGCGTATGTCTGGTCTGTGCGAGGCAAGCGGGTGGACTCCTGAGCTGAAAGAATATTGCGGCGGGGTGAAGTCATGAAACACGAAACACTTGCAGAGCTTATGCTTGTCATTGGCTGCGTTTTACTGGCGCTGGCGATTATTAGCGGATGGTTTGCTTTATTGCCGGGGATTGTATTATGAACGCTCGCAAAATAGGAAAGCTGCGTCGTATTGTTAACCAGCACTTTGCCAACAATGGCAGCGATGTGAAATTGCAGGATATTATTGACAACGCTTGGCATCAAAAAGAGTTATTTGAGGCACTAAAGAAGGAAATGGAGAAACAAAATGGCTGAAATATTACTACACCCTGCGGCAGAAACAGAACCGATGCACGCTTATGCTGTGCGGGCTATGTATGCTGGCGAAATGCAAGAAGTTACGGTCTGGGCATATGATGAAGATGATGCAATGGATATAATTAAGGCAATGTACGAAAATGGAGAGGCAGCGAGAAAATGAACATTCAGAAAGAAATAGACGGGTTGAAAGCCCAAATTGCAGAGCTTGAGAAAAAACAGGCGGCGCAGGTAGAAAGCACCCATCCGGCTGTGTTTGTGTGTAATGACCCTGAAAAGGAGATGTGGATTGTTGGGCAGGGTATTGAGGGTGAGTGGCGCACAGTCAGTGAGGATGGTTCACAGCGTAACCGTGACCACCCAGCATTCCGCGATGAAAAATCAGCAGCCATCATGAAAGAATGGCTAGAGGTGCAGATGCTTCTGATGGCACAGCCCGGCGCATGTGCTGCCAAAGATGCTAAGGTTGCGCTGTGTTATTCTGGAGAACATAAGCAAATTAACACAATATACCTTAACATTAATTGCGACCTTCCGCCTACTGGCGGTCATTTTCCTATTGAGTGGTTCAGAACGGGGCGTGACGCAGAAAACGCCTGTGATGCAGTAGGTGCAGTGCGCATCAAAAAAGCGGTTGAAGGCCGCATGAATTGGGGGCGGTGATGACTGACAAGATTAGAGAGAAGTTTGAGGCGGTAGCGACAAAGAATAATTTATCAGAGGATGAATATTCACTCGCAAGCCGTGTTTACCAAGCCGCCTACCAGCAAGCGCTGGATGACGTGGTGGAGATGTTGGGGAGCTGCGAGAGACTTTTAAGTGATAAAACATTCTTTCCGATATTGGATGAGCCGTGCGGCAAGTCCACTAAGGCGGAAATATTAGCATCAGCAGCCCTAACCGCGATTAAACAGAAAGTGAGGGAAGTGTGATGGAAAAGCACGATGTAACTTTCAGGCTCAGTATGCACCTGAACTACGGAAGCGCAGGACATAGCTATGTTTATGAAGTTTTTGTAAAAGACGAGGTGGTCGGACAGAGAAGCGTCCGAACCGGCAAAGAGCCTTTGGATATATTTGAAGTAAAAGGCAAGGAGTACGACTTACGCAAAGGCGACAAAGACGGATTGTTTGAATGGCTACAAGAACAGTTAAGCACCAAGGAACAAACCCAATGACCAATAAAGAGCAATTAGAGCGGGTGGCTAGGGCTATTCTTGATGAAGAAGAAAGGCTAGTTGAATTTGATAGCTTAACCGATGGTGAGCAGGCAATTATGAAAGCACAGGCCGCGATTGATGCTATGGATGCCCAGCAAGAACGCCTAGGCAGTGCGCTGGAAGTGGCTAGGGATGCTTTGGAGGAAGGTATATTTAACGCTGAATCTGTTATTATAAACATGAAAGAAGTGCAGGGAGGCGCTGGCTTTTCTGTGTCTGATGAAAAGGACTGGATTCCAAAAGCCCAAAAAGCCCTAACCACCATTAACGAGATATTGGAGAAGAAATGAAGCCAAATAACTACCGCCTATTATACGCCTTCGCATCGCTGTTCTTTTCTGCGGTGCTGTTTGGGGTGGTTCTAATCGGGCTTGCTTGGCTGGATGTTTAGTAGTTTACTCTAAAGCGGATTAGTTTATATATTACAGCCTGTTATTAAGTATAGCGCACTATATAAGGTTTGCTCTAAAGCACCCTCTAATCACACCAATCCGCATCACTGCCCAAACACATACACTCATAAACCGCGTCATTAATATTTGGCAATCCGTTTTCCATTACGCCAGTCGGCTCGTAAAGGTCGCAGAAGTTACCGCTTATCTCGCATTTGCTGCAACCGCTTAGAAATACGGCGCTTATAAGCACGAGCATTGTTTTCAGCTTCATAAGTCTCATTCGCTTCCTGAGCTATGCCGTGTTGCTTGCCCTGCCGGAATGCCCATATCAAGGCACCTGCAAAGCCTAACAACACGGCGGCCCATGTAATTGCCAGCCACATTATTTTTCACTAATGCCAATAAGAACGGCGCTTGATACTGCCATGCCAGCCGTAATAATGGCCTCCTTCAAAGCAGGTTCCAGCGTCACGCCCAAAGCCGTGGCTGCAAGCGTAAAGATAGCCGCCCAAGTTGATTTCTCTTTCAGGCGGGCTAATGCCCAGTTTAGAATTTTCATAGCTTTTCTCCTATTCTACAATTTGCCAATCGTCAGCCAGTGCATCTGATATTGATGGAACCCAAGTTGCCACATCATTCTGCGCGGTTCTCAGAGCAAAGTAAGCGCGGTAAGGTACGCTATCACCAAATTCAGATTTCGCAGCATCTGTTTGTGCTGGGTAACTGTTCGCTGGCACATAGTAAACATACTGGTTAACTCCATTCCATCCTGCGCGGGCGACCTTTTTTCCCTCTTTAAGCGCTACAATGGCGTGACCAAAGTTTAGAGCATTAATCGGCTGATATGCTTTCTCAAACACATCAGCAGGTGACCATGAGATATAACCCTCAAAATCTGGGTGATTTCCTTTACCACCATCCAGATATTCGACAAGATACCCCTCATCGTCACCGCTCTCATCAGATGGTAAGCCCCATCCGCGAAACTCGTTATACTCTCCCCGCGTCATGGGTTTAGCGTTCAGCTTCTTCGTTCCATAAAATTGTTTCATAGCTTTTCTTCCATTTTACAGCTCCACTAACTCAAAATGTGGCGCATCTATAAACTTACCATCTTTCAAGTCGTTATTCATGTTAAAATCATGCCCCCAGCGCAAGCGATGGCTTATCTCCCCCGCGTCATGCAGGGCTGCGGCATATCCCATGACTATACCACCAAAGAAGCGCCATTGTGCCCAGTTATCCCAGCCAATGAATTTGCCATTTACGAATGGCAGCAAATCCATTGCCATGCTTGGGCTGGTGTTGTGCTTACTGTTGGGGAATCTCACCTTGCTATAGCCTTTGGCCACAGCTAAATTCTGCGCCTCTTTGTCACGGTATCCTTGCTGAATCTTGAAATCATGGTGCGGCAAGACAAATCGACAGATTTTTTGCAGGTCAGGGTGCAGCGTGTGAAGCTGCTGGATGCTGTGATTGCTGAATACATGCTTCATGACACGCTCACTTGCGCTAATACATAGATAGGATAATTGAAATAGCTCTTTCCGCCGTGATAAATTACAGCGCTTCTGGCTTGCGAAAAGAGAAAAAGCGACAGGGCAACCATTATGGTTGTGCCGATTAGATTGCGTATGAGTGCCTGTAACATCATATCACTTCTTAAATATATTACGGATTTTTTCAGCTAAAGCAATTGGGTCTTTGGCAAAGGCCGCTCCCAGTTTTCCAAGGCCAGTTAAAATATTCACGGCCTGATAAGTCACTAAACCAACAGTAACACCCATCATCTTTGCGCTCATTTCAATTTCCATGCAGTAAAGCGCAGTGATATACGCAAGAAATGCAGCCATGATAGAGCTAATTATAAACCCTCTAACTGTCAGCGCTTGGGCCTCAATCAGAAGCCTAACGATGGTAGCAGACAAGGCCACAAACATGACACTAAACCATGTCAGGTAGTCCATCTGGGAGAATTTCTCAAAATAGTCTTTCATTCCATTTAGTCGCTCGGACTGGAAGGTGCGTCAGTCAAAGCGCCTACCTCTGTCAGCCCCCCTCCGGTTCCTTTATTAGTGTGCCAAGACGCAGTTTCGCCACTTAGAAATAGTTGCGGCGCGCTTCCGGTCGGCTTGCTGCCGTCTGCCCCTAAGTCGACAGGCTTGCCGTCTGCGTCTATAAACTTCCGGCGAGTGGCGGTGTCGGTTATATCTAAGTATGACCCACCAAACCGCGCCCAAACGTCGGCTAAATACCCGTTCAATTTGTCTCCTGATGACGCGGACGTTCCCACAAACCAATTACCCGGCGTAAGGTCTATGGTGCCGGAAGTGTTGTAAGTTGTCCATGTTGTGCTATCTAGGGAGTCGTTGATGTAAACCGCTCGATTACTCGAATTTGCGAGGTCGAAGGAAAAGATAACGTGATTCCAAGATGATGCGGTTAAGGCGGTGCCCGTGGTAAAATCAACCACAGCACTTAGCGCCGCATTCTCCATACGCACACGCAGAGTTCTATCCGACCTAACCTGCGGCACCCGATGGTCTGGCGTGCCACCTCCCGCGTTACATCCTATTATGTATGGGTTGTTTGATACATTCACGGGGTAGATATACATACTTACCGCCAGAACCGCGCCATCGACGACCCCCGTGAAGTTGGTATGCGTTAGATAATCATTAGTGCCATCAAAGTCCACTGCGTTTGCCGCGTACAGGCCCCCGCTAGATGCAATAACTCCACTGTTACCCATAAAACTAAGCATTACAGGCTCCCGTATGCAATAAACGCATTTGTTCCAATTTTTCTGATTGTGACAGCGCCCCATTGCGCAGAAATACTTACTGTAGATTCTCCACCGCCCGCCTCAGTGTTGCCGTTAATCGAAACACCGCTAGCGCCAGTAATGCTAACCGTTCCCGCGCCATGCTGCTCAAATGTCAGCCATGTTTTTAGTGGGAATGCGACATTGGTGTTTGTGTCAATCGTGATAGCCTGCCCACTACCGTTAGAGCATTCCTGAATCGTGTTGGCATCTGTTAGCGCTAGAGTCTTACTAGTGCCAGAGACAGCAACAACACCAGCCCTGCCGTTAATATCGCCAGCATCGTCAATGTTATAGCCAGCGGCATCCAAATCTGCCCCTAATTCAGTTCCACTTCCCAAAGTTTTGTTAATCAGCGTGGCGGTGGTGGCAGTTGTCACTAATGAACCAGACACGTTGCCTACCGTCACAGTTCTATCGCTACTCAGAGACGCTGAAAAGGTAACAGTATATTCGCCATCGGAAAGCTTCATTTCATCCATTGTGGCGGCGGCTATGCCAGTTACGTTATCAGAATCGTCAACAATGACACCTGAATCCTGCAGCGCACTACCATCAGTTCCATTCCACCGGGCAACAGCGTTGTCAGTGGCGCTGCCCGGAGTTGTCACACCAGAATCATTTGCTAATACAGCCATATCAATTCCTCACAGTCTCGTAAATATAAACACTAACGCTGGGGCTTGATGAACCCGAAAGAACGGCTTGGAACTTCTCACCACGGCTTGCAAGATACGGGCCGCTGCGCCCATTTGCAGTAAAACTAGCATCTGTTAGTGGTAGAAATGTGGTTCCCCCGTCTAGTGATGAGTTTACCACAACTGTACCGCTCCCAAAATCCGTGCCCGATGCCTCAATCTGGATGGGATTGGTGCCTTGATAGGTCACTGTTGCCCCAGTACCATCTGCCGCAAAGTCCCATTGCGCGACAAGCGGCGTGCTATTGAAATTAGACATAATGCCTCCTATGCAGCAGCCTCAACTGCAGCTAATGTTGCGCCAGTGATGGTGTAACCAACCCAGCTAGTTGCAGAAATACATTCCAGCACCGCCACAGAGTTTGCAGGGATGGCAGATTCAGCGGTTGCGCCAGTACCGCCACCGATGCCGATTGTAGCAGGTGCGCTAGAACGAAGCTCATAACCGTTAGCACCCACAATAAGCTTAATCTTGCGGCCTACCACAGGGGCAGGCAATACAACAATATGAGCGGCGTTGGCAGATGTAACGTTAACCGTGAAGTCCGCACCTAAATCGGTTAGCGTTCCTGTGGTCAAACCATCAGACGTGGCCGTTGCCGCGACTGCCAGATTATCCGTACCGGCAATTTTAGCTGTTGCTGCGTTGCTTGATAGGCTAGATGCCACTAGCGTATAATCAGCGGTTTTCTGTTCTTTCAGATAGGGGCTACGGAATAAGATAATGCTGCCAACCGTGCCGCTATGCACATCGACAAAATCATCGAAATAATCATCCCCTAATACGGTGCCGATTGCATCTGTTGAGTAATACTCATAGACGCGCACAGGCGAGGTTGCCTTAAGTGTAAATTTGCTAGTGTCGTAAGCCATTTGTTTCTCCTTTATGCTTCACTAAGTAACTTGTTTATAACCAATTTTGACCGTTCAGGAAAGCTTCTAGCGTAGTCGCTATCCTTAAGTTTCTGGATTGCTGTGTTGATATACCCCTTGTTAATGGCAGTGTTAAACGCTCCCAGACTCTTTTTTAGCCTTGGCAGACCGTGGTGATATGACAAATCGCGCAAAGCGTCTTGTGCGCCGCGTGACAGAAAATCAAAGTTTTTATAAACCTTGCGCGCATCATCTGTTGCGATTTTCATAGATTCTCTATATAATCTTTGGGCTTGCTCTTGCGTGATAGCAGCCTTTCCAGTGTATACATCCTTAAACGGTGTTTCGATTCCCGCTTGCTTCCAGACTTTATTGGCAATGCCTGATTGCATATTAAAGCCGTAACCAATGGTTCTAAGCCCTTTAGTATCTTTATAGACTGTCGGAGAATAGCCCTCATTGCGCTGCGTGAAATCTTGCGGCTCAATTATGCTTTGGTCTGGTATGTTTTGTGGGATGGTGGGTATCGTATCTGGGGCGCTGTCAATCAAGAAGCCTTCGGGGAGGGGTGACGGGCTGCCCTCAGATGCAGCTGACTGGTTGCCGCCTGTCATCTCGTCACCCACAGCGCTGGTCACGCCACGGCTGGCGGCGATTGCGGGGATGATAGAGTCTGTCACGCCTTCAGTGATGTATTTCTGAACAGGGGTGGACATATAGGTCTCTTGTGCAATCCTCGGAGCCGCTAATGCTGTTGCCGCACCACCCGCACCTCCCGTAGCAAAACCCCCTACGCCAAGCGTGCCTGTTAGAACATCCTGCATAAATGAGCGTCCGGCGGTTCCGCTATCTGGTATCTTTGACGCAAGTACGTCCTTACCTGCTCGCGCGAGGCTTGCAAGCTCGCTAGTATCGCGTGCAAACATCTTATTGCCGCGCTTAACGCCCATTAATAATTGAGTGGGCGTAATTAACCCATCAAGCGCTGGCTGGGCTGTGCTGGACATTGCCTTTTCTATGGTTTTAAAGGATGCATATTTTTCGCGCACCTTATTCCACGTTTTTGCCATGCTTTTGGGGATTGCTCTTTCTGCCGCGTCATCCAAGGCAATTTTTAAATCACGGGCTAGCATTGCCTTTAGCGGGTCTGTATCCTTGTATGCGATATTCGATAGCGCGCTGCGGGTGTTCTGGTATGTTTTTCCATCAATCTTTCCACCGCCTTCTAAAATGTCATCAATATAGCTCATGATGACGCGGGAGCCGTCTTTTCCATAACGCTTGGTTGATTCGTGCGCGATTTCAGACATGCTTTCCAGCAATTCATCGTCCACCCTAACCCCTGTTTTTTTGGTCAGGTTGCTAAATATCTTTCCGAAGCGCTCGCTCCCCGATTGCAGCACTTCCGGTGTAGCGCGGGTTCCCTTTATTCCGGCCTTCTTTAGGGCTTGTTCGGTGAATTGGCCTAGCTGCCTCTCAATAATCTTTCTTTGTTTACCAGCGGTAAACGGAAGATTCTCGAAACCAGCCTCAACCATTTCCAGCGCCCGATTGCCCGTTTTCTGTGCTGGCGTAAGGTCAACCCCTAATTCTTGCAGTTCTTTAGCGTTCTTTGATACGCCTTCTGACACAGGCTTCATAATCTTTTGAGCAAGCGCGCCCGTGGCAAGCGACATGATGCCCTCCAACCCCGCCTGCTTAATATTCTCTGTTAAATCGCCCTCGATTTCCCCTGTTCCGCGAGTAACACCGGACAACGCGCCCGTGGCAGCGACACCCTTCAATAGATTCTGCGAGCCTCCCGCAATAGGTAAATAGCTTAGTGGGTCGCCTAGCGCCTCTGCCACAACGCCACTAACTCCTGTTCCCTCACCCTGTCGCTGGTATTCTCTCTGAATTGCCGCTAAATCTTCCCTATAAGGCTCCAAGCCCTCCACACCGAAGCCTTCTGCGAGCTTTAACCCAAGCTCTCCTATGCCTGCCGCCCGTTTTTTGGCTCCCAATGCCACGTCACCTAAAAATGTATCGCCGCCCGTTTTCGGCAGCCGAATGTCATCGCTTTGAGGTGCATCTAAGACAAATCCTTCAGGAAGTTGGGGCATTACATAGGCTCCCATTTTCCATTGCGAAGGACTAGCTTTTCGCCTGTCTGCGGGTTAGTAGCCGTTTGCCCTTCTGCATAAGACGATTGCGCGTCGGAGACATCTCCCGCCCTATCAAGGAAGCCTTGAATTTGCATTAGGTTCTGCCGCAACACATCCTCGCCAAGACTGGGGTCTAGGTCTGCCACCATCGCGCCCAGCAAGCCTAACTCCGTATCGCTTAAAGCGCCGAAGGTTGCTCCCTGCTTTTTGGCTTCGATAAGAGAATCAATGCTTAAATTTGCCTGAATAGTTTTTACGGCGCTTCTAAGTTTTGCGGCATCGCTGCTGCTCTTAACAGACGCAATGGTGTCTGACAGCATACCAGTTGCACTGTCCAGCACGTCCTTATCCATAATGTCAATAGCTTCTTTGACTTTTGTGATAGCTTGATTTCTTAACTTATCGCCGCGCGCCCTGCCCTCTTCCGCTTCCGCCTGTTTTGCGCTCTCTTCCTTGCGTTTCTGCTTTATCTGGTAAAGCATCTCGCCTTGTTTTTGGGTTTCGGGGTTGCCCATCATGGCCAGAATGGCTGCATCACTTACATTTTCCGGGTCTACGTCACCCCCCATACCGCCCATGCCGCCAAGCAATCCTTGGATGCTCTGACGCTGCGTGTCTAGGCTTTGCTGTTGAGCCTGTTTTTGTGCGATTGCGATAACTTCCTGCGCTGTTTCCAGCGGAATACCTGATTCCATAAGCATTCCAAGGCTGGCCGTTGGATTGGTTATATCAACCTGTTTAATTAATTCGGGCAGCATTGCCTGCTGCGAAGCCATCTTCTGCTCTTGTCTGCGCTGTATGGCAATTTGTGCTAATTCGGGATTCACACGCGCAATCTGTAAAATAGTGTCATCATCTAAATTGCCTGATTCCATTAAGTCCATCGCCTGACGCTCGCCAGCGCGTTGATAGGCTACTTGCCCCTGTTGCGGGCTGGAACCGAAGGCGCTAGCAATGCTACGGGCTAATGCCGGGTTGCTTGCCATGCGGTTAGTGCTTTCAAGTAATTTGTCTAAAATGTCAGCCATTATAAGAAGCTCCCGACTACATCTTTTACCAATCCACTAGCCACGCCCGCCCAGCCAGCCGCTTGACCTGCGCTGCTGGGTTGCGTGCTTTGCTGAACCGTACTAGCATATGGGCCTAATAGCTGCTGCGTTGCCGCAATATTCTGGCGAGGGTATAGCTGGTCTTGCAATAGCTCATTTTGAATAATGTCGTTAACCGTTTGGTTGTATCCACGAACAGCACCGCCCGCCTGTAATTGTCTATCGGTTGCGAGATTCTGCGCCGTGGTTAAATTAGCGCCCGCTGTGGTTAGGGCGTTAGGAATTGCTAAGGCGTTGTTAAATCCAGTTCCATAAATACTCTGGGCACCCGTGGCTGCGGAAGTCGCGCCGCTTCCCAAACCGCTAAAGCCAGCGCCCGCTTGGAAGTTGCGTTGTCTTTCCTGTTCAGCTCGTGTCGCTGCGTCATTATAGCCCTTGTAACGAAATTCAAACGGGATGCGGTCAAGCTCAGACATACGAACGCCAGTTGCCGTATCGCCAAACGAAGCCGCCCCACGTTGCCCTACATTAGATAGAATAGCCGCCTTGGCTTTCTCGCCAGCGTATTTTATGACATCCTCTTCATAAGGATTATATTTCGCCATAATATCCTGACCAGTGATAGGTGCTTGCCCTGCATCATAAGCCGTGGCTGCTTTATCATAATATTGGCCAGTGCGCTGCATCATGGCCTTAGCTTCAGGCGAAATATACGCTTGTGCTGCGGCTGGATTACCCATCAGATTCTGCAAATAAGACATAACCTGCTGCATGGCAGGGTCGCCAGCGCCTTGACCGCTGCCCATTTGTGTTAGTGCGGTCTTTTCAAACTGATGTAACGGTTCAATACCCATCGGCATAACGCCGGATGTAGATGGCTGCGCCGGATTATTAGGCGCATATAGCACTTGTGGCTGCGGGGTTGACACTAGCTTTCCCCATGCCTCTGCTGCCTGTGGGTTTGCATTGATAGCCGCCATGCTTTGTGCTTCCGTGCCGCCTAGCGGAATATTAAAACTCTGCAAGAATTGATTGGCTTGTTCCGGTGTAACTGCCATTATTGCCCCGCCCTTCCGATAAGACTTGATGCGGCCTTGCCCGCGATATTGCCTGCAAGGGTTGAGCCTGTCAATCCGCTAACCGCTGGTGCTACCGCACCCGCTATAGGAGCGCCAATCGCCGCTAAGGCCGCCATAGGGATAAGCTTTTGCATTAGTGAGCGTGTAGGGTCGTAGATGGCATTGCCGCCTTGTTGGTATAGCGAGCTAAAGTCGCCTGTAGAAATCGCATCCAACGCTGCCTGTCTATCGAACTTACGCCCCGTGTACGGGTTAACGCGGCCAGATTCTGTCATCATAGCCGGTGTAAGCCATTCGCTGCCCTGCATTCTGCGGCCAGCCCTACTAAACATATCTTTTATATCCGCACCAATACCAGCCGCTTCAGCCGCACGTTTCCCCGCTTCACCTTGGATTACTTGACCAAATGGCGTCATATATGAATCGGTTTCAGCATTATAGCCGGGGAGTGAGCTGGTTACATCATTGCCGTAATTATCAATAACCACGTCTTTGCGCTGCATTTCTGGTGTAAATGGCGGTGTCATAGCTCTTTGCATACCTAAACGCGCTTGAGAGCCGAAAATAGGCTCCAATGCTTCCGCCTCGGTATATTCGCGCATGATAGGCTTAGGTCGTGGCATGTTGTATTGCGCCACAATATCGGGAAACATTTCTTTTAGTAAGAAGTCCTGAACCTGCCCCGGCAGCGCGTTAAATCCAGACCTTCCGGGTGTCGTTACTGTATCACCGGCCATTGCCTGCGAGTAGGTGTCAAGCAAATTCCCTGCTACGCCTGCAACCTTGCCTAATGTGGATTGTTCTTTTTCTTCAGCCATAATTGAATCCTACGAAACTGTAATTGCTATGCGTCCCCATTGTTTCACGTTGGATTCATTCGTGAAGGCCAGATATATATACCCGGAACTATAAACGAAATCACCCACTTTGTCACCCTCTGATAGCGGGTCGCCCGCAGATGGAACTGCTCTTAATCCGGTACGCTCGCGCCCGTTTTGTTTATTCTGTTGTAATTTATCAACTGTTGCCACGTCATTGCGGCGCTCAGCTATAATAGTCTGCACAGTAGCGTCATTGCCGAATAGATTCATTGTCATCTTAAACCACCCCCCATTGCCCTAAAGTCAAGCTTTGCGCCCTGAAGTGTCACATCTGAGCTACTAGAGAACTCTAAGGCCATCAACTGACCCGCCCCGCGCACGGTTTTATAGCCATCCGCTGTTGTCAAGGTGTAAGTTCCGTTACTTACCTCTGTTCCTTGCGGGGTTTCTTTTGAGTATATCTGAATATTAACCGAGCCGCTGCGATACATATCAGGCATAATAGAAGTCAGTTTAAACCGATTCACGCCGTTAATGTAGAAATAAGCACTTTTGGCCGACCATGCAAATTCAGACGTGCCGGACTGAAAATGAGAATAGGCATCCGACTGATTCATCATGTAAAACTGTGTATCAATGATGGCTGGTTTTTGACAGGATGTCCTATCTTGCTCGCCAAGCGTGAAACTGGATGGAATATCTCCTGCGCCAGAGTTAAATATCACATATTCGTTAGGGTTGTCACTTGAGCCGGTAGGAAAGTATAAATATGCCTGTGAATGCTTCTGGTCGGCCATCATAAACGTAGTCCAGATAGCGTTACGGTTTATATTTTCCCAAATATACTCGCCATTCTGCTCATTCTTGATAGTCTGGACGTTAGAGCCATTAAAGAAATAGAAATTACCATCCTCACCATACCATAAAAGCCCGTCTTTGTACTTACAGGCCGCATTCGGCGCAGCTATAGCAAACTCAATGCCTAGTTCTACGAAATCCCACTCACCCCCTACAAAGCGCAGTAAGTAAGGGTCAGGCGCAAAGATTACCGCCTGCTTTTCACCTACGGGGAAGCCCGATAATAGGCGGGATGTACGTTGAACCGTGACGCTGTAGGTCGTTAATCCACTCCAAACTGTCGCGTTTCCAATCTCTGAAACCTTCACCTGCGAATCACAGAGAGCCACTACAGCGTTATTCAATACAAACGTCCAGTTGCAGTTAGTCGGGGCATTCGTGAGCACGGTCGGGGCTATGTCGGTATCCTGATTCCAAAAATATATCTTTTGCCCGTCGCCTTCGTTGTAATCACCCGGGCAGAAAACAATATCGTTTCCGAAATTGTCAAAGGATGCAATGCGTGGATAGGCTTGCTCAGTGTCAGAGAAGCCGCCAATGCCAAAGATGCCAAGGCCAAAAATTCCATAACCCCAACCGCTATTTAATTGCTGTACGTCGATACCAGCCGCAATCTGGCGATAGATTCTAACCACACTCCCGCCGCCTGTAGTGGTGCTGGTCGCTGCGGTTGCCTCAAATTCAAACGTGTTTGCGTCCGTAACCACCGTCACGATATGCTCAGCATTCAATGTTGCCGCCGTTACCCCGCCCGTTGCCGTAGCACCTTGTAACATGAACCTGTCACCTACAGTAAAACCGTGGTCGGTGTAAGTTACCACAACCGCCGTTTCGGTATCCGTAACCGATAGCGGGTCAGTTCCTAATGTGTCATCTAGCGCAATAGACGAAGCTATTACCGCATCGCCGCCGCCTGTAGCGGTGCTTCCCGCCGTGGTGCCTAACTCTACCGTGAAAGTATCAGCCGTTGGTACAGTATCCACGACATGACCGATATTGATATAGGTTGCCGCCACGACAGAGGCCGCATCCGTCGCGCCGGAAAGCACCACATAATCACCAACCGACAGCCCGTGCGCCGTCCATGTAACGGTCATGGTCGCATCTGTGCTAGCAAACGACAGCGGGTCGCTGCCAAGTAGTTCAGACTTTTGCCCCTCTAATGGTGTGATATTGTATAAATCACCACGGAATAGTGAATAAAAATGGCTATGCGTGCCGAAATAATAGTAAGCGCCGGAGTCGGAATCACCGCCGCGCTTGCGTGCTGCCCATTGTGCGCGGCATATCCCCTCCAAATCACCAGCAACCGTCAAGAATGTTGTGCTGAAAAAGTTAGGCAGCGGTGTGAGCTTCCCATCGGGGAAATTTACAAGCGAAGTCTCCTCAAAAGCCGCTTGGCTGCTTTTGGTATTCTGCGGGTTTTTTATCGTGCCCGGTATATATCTAAAATCTGCTATCGGCATTACAAACTAAACTGCGCTACATAATCTTGGTTATCGCTAATGGTAAACATGCGCCCGCCACTAGCGCGGAAAGCCAATCCCGTTGGTGGGTCTGCCTGAGCCGATACATCAACACTCACACTGTCATAAGAGCCTGTCTGGACTTCCCATGCAGTGCCAAGGCTATATTGATAAATGGTGTCATTTGTCTGGCCACCAATATACATCTTTGTGCCGTTAGGATTGAAAGCCAAAGCCTCCGGCACACTTTCTTGCCCGAATATGTACAGGCTTTTGCTCGCGTAGCTGGCTGTACTCAAAACCCATCCACTAGATAAGACATATTGATAAACCCGGTTTGTGAAATTATCAGCCACATAGAGTCCGGTTCCATCGGTTGAGAATGCCATTGAGCCGCAATCCGCGCCGGGGCTAAGGGTAATAGTTACAGAATCATACGATAGCGTGTCCGTATCCCACGGCGTTGATAGGCTATATTGATATATTTTATCGCGTTGTGTTGATGCTGAGCCACCCAAAAGATACATCTTAGTGCCATCAGATTTAAAGAATATTCCGCTACAAAAAGCAAGCTGGCCAGTAAAATCAAAGCTCTTGCTGGCATAGCCGCCACCCGTTAAAAGCCATGATGTCGATAGGTTAAACTGGTAAACCTTACCTGTGGCGTTATCGGGAACATAAAACTTGGAGCCTGAGTCGCCAAAGAATATATCACTAGGCTGGGTCGCCTGACTTGACACATCAAGGTTAATGCTATCATAGGAGGCGTTGGCAATATCAAAACCACCACCGCCTGTGATAATACCGCCACCTAATCCCATTAACATTAAATGTCCTCGCCTAATCCCGTCCGGTTTGCGTAAAGTGTGATTGTAATGCGTTCTACCGTTCCGCTAATACTTGAAAACGTCACCGTCACGTCATCGCCTTGCGCCGCAGAATTAGCGCCCGTTGCGTTAGTGTTTTGCTCAGTTGATGTAACAGACAGCGCATCTAGGCTGGTCACGCTTGTGGTGTTTATTTTAATATCCGCCGTGGCTGTTCCAGCGTTGGTCTTATAATATGCACGCTCAATATCAAATGGAAAGCGCGTTGCCATGATTAGCGGGTAAGCAACACCATCTTCCGGCGCAATGATAGTCCACGTTCCAAACATACGCTCTACGCCATCCTGAGCAGCCAGAATGCCATTAATAAGGCTATCGGCATAGTTATCTTTAAACGCCGGGTCTTTAGGCGTCGGAATGGCGGGGGTTGAAAATGGCAGGTTAGTCGTCATGGTTAATACGTCCTAAATTGTCGGTGCTTTTCGTTTAATATTTGTGTCGCAATGGTTACTTCATTCAGGCTTGCGCTCTCCTGCTCCATTGGGCCAACGCGCATGAAGTAGGTTGCTTGTGCGCGCACAAGGTCAAACCCGTCATCGCCAAACCATACGCTTGTATCCGTATCAAGTGTCGGCAGGGTTTCGTCGCGAATGTAATAAGTGGTTGGCAGCGTGTAAACTTGGTCTGCCGTGTGTGAAAAATACAGTGTGCGATTGACTTTAGAATAAGCCTCCGGAACACCAGACGTAATCGGGTCTTCCAAGTAATACCGCGCTTCTAATTTTTTATAAGGGATATTGGCAAGCTCAGAACGCTGGCCGGAGCGGATTAGGTCAATTCGCTCAATGTCTCCATAAGATGCAGGAAAGCTGACGCTAGAGGAATCCAGCTCCAACGTCAGCGTCCCTACGCGCTCAAGAAACCAGAGCTTATCCTGATTTCGAGAGCGGAGAACTTGCCGAATGCAATCGTCAATATCAGTGTCATAAACTGTGTCGTTTAGAACCAGCTTACGTTTAACCGCATTACGAACATCCAGCAGGGTTGTCATGAATTACCCTTTACGAGTAATTCTTGGAAACCAAGCGGAAGTAAAGGTCAATCCAAATGTCACCAGCGGTTGCGCCAGTGGCAGGATTGGCAGTTACATCAAGCTCAAGCGTGTCACCTGTAATAACGGTCTGGTTTTTAATCAGGTCGCCATCACCAAAATAATTCACTTGAGACGCAAGGCTGTTCTGCAGTGCTACGGACATGGCTTTAGTAGTCAAAAGCCCGTCCTTATCATCTGTCGTGCCAAGCGTGTACGTGCCGGTTGGGGTTGCATTAGTATCAGCGTTAACACCATATAGCTGCACATCTTCTACAACGGAATAATAGCCATCAATAAAAGGAGTGAAGGTATAGCTATTAGTTGTCGCTAATGCTTCGGTTAGTGTGAATAGAACCTTTGTATGGCAGACCTTGTCAAGGTCACCAATGCGCGGCTCTACTACAAGAGTACCAGTAAAATCAGTCATCTCTTATGCTCCTGTGTGTACGTCAATGGTGTAGGTTGCCCAATCAGTGGCAGTACCCGTTGACTTGTTTGGAATTTGCGCTTTCTTGCCACCAAAAGCACCCTGCGCCAGACCGAACGATTTAACGCCCAGAGGCTTCCAGTTGTTGTCAACTTTAACAACAAACGGAGAGGATACATCTTTACCCGCGTTGATGCGTCCGAAGGCAACATCAAGCGCGTTACGGCCAAGGATGAACAAGCGGCGCGTATTAGCAACAGAAGAGGAATCAGCAGTAGAAACTGCGGCCTCAAAGTAGCTATCCGGCAGAACCCAGAACTTGAACGGAATGCCCGGCATGGTGAATGAGTGGATGATACCGCCAATCTCTTTGGCATCTTTTGCCTGAATCTGGCGTTGGTACACATCACCAAACACATAGTTGTTGCCGATAGACACGCTTTGGTTCATCAGGTTGAACAAATCAGACTGTGCAATAAACACACAACCTAGCTCGTTAACACTCTTAATGTTCCAGCGCGTCAGATTAGCGCGAGTCTTGCCAATTTCTGTGGCAGCTTTCATCAACATGCCAACCGTCAAAGTGTCAGATGATGTCAATGTCTGTGGCGTTTTTGATGCCACAAGCTCACCGGCAACCTGATGATATTCACCAGATGGCGCGATGGCTGCATTACCCATTGTCAATTTAGTGCGGTCAGTTCCCGTGATACCAGAAAGGTCAAGGTCAGGAGAGCTTAAGCTCAAGTTCGTTGCCGAACCGCCCTGAGTCATCAATCCCTTCAAGAACAAGTCAGCGAAGTAGTTCTTGTAGTTTTCTGGGTGGAACTTTTGCAGGTCAATGCTGGTCATTTGCTGGCTGAATGAAGTAGGACGGTCAAACTCAAAGCTTTTCCAGAACTTATTGATATTCAGCGAGCGGTTCCCGTATTTAGGAACGTCAGCGTTTTCATAAGGGTCGCCATCACCTAGATTAGGCAAGCCGCCCGGACGATAAAGATTACGGATATTGACTTCAACACCAGCGCCAGAAACTGTTTCCAGTTTGCGCTCTATATTGACAATACCCTCGTTTTTCATTGCTACCAGAATCTCATTCGCATGAGTCATATCAGTAGATAAGTCACTACTGGCCTGTGGTAGCACAAAACCCGTTTGCGAAGACGCAAGCGAGCCGATTGCTGCTACTGTCATAATATTACTCCATAGTAATAGGTTATTAGGTTAAATACTCAGCCTAAATCCCCATCCGTGGGTCGCGTACCAGCTCAATCGGCTAAAATATCACCGGTAATCCGCCGTTATCCCGCCGCGAATCGCGTAAATTATGACAGTTTATCCCGCACTGTGAAGCGTATTAGAGGTCAAACATCTCGCTAGGGTCATATCCACGCTTTTTGGCCGTGGCCTCGAAATTGTTTGGCCCCTTAGAACCAACAGGTGCTACGTTGTAAGACGGTTTGCCCGCAGTGTCTCGCAGCTCCTGCAGTTTATTAATATCAATATCATCCTGCTTTGGCAAGTCTTTCTTAGGCTTGTACCCCATAGCCTTGGCATACTCATAGACAGCAGCCGCAGGGTCTTGACCTGTTTCAGCAGCGGAAATCATCAACGCACTGGCCGCCGATATAGCCCGCTGTGCCGCATCTTCATCGCTCAGTTTCTCGCCCGATTGATTGGCTAGAAGTTTGTACTCTTGTGACTTCACGCTAGCAAAGTGTTTCATTGCATCTTGAATGTCAGGGGTTGTTTGCTTGGCGGCTACAATAGATGATTGAATGGTATTGGCCATCATCTGCCCGCGCAAGGCGTCAACCGATTGCATAGTCTTTCCTGAATTCTGTAGAATCTGGATGACTGTGTCTTTATCGACAATATCGTCAGGGTTAAAGCCATTCTGCTTTAAGAAGGCATCCTTTTGCTCTTCAGTAACATCCTCTTCGCTTTTGCCGGATAGTTTGTTCTTAAGTAAATCCTCTAAATTTTTATTTTGCTCCTGCAGCGCGGCAAGCTGGCGCTCTGTCTCAACCCGCGCAGCCTCTTCACGCCTTGCGCGCTCTGCTTCACGTTTCCAGCGAGGCTCACGCTTTTTGGGCTTTTCTTCCTCTTCTGGCTTTAGCTCCTCAGATTCTTCACCTTCGGACTCTTCCTCCTCTTCGTCAGGCTCGTCACCTTCCTCAACTTCTGTAGCTGGCTTTTCTTCAGATTCGGGCGTTTCAAGGTTTAAGGGTTCATCGAAAAACTCATTGGTGATTGCTTCCTCTGTCTGCTCTTCAACGGTTTGTTCAGCCTCTGGCTGCTTTTCTGCGGATTCGGTCATGGTGGATTCCTTATTGTTGCATTATATTTTCGACTGGCTTCATCATAGCGTTAACAGTTTCAACGTCAACCTTCTCAGTTTCCGCCATTTTCTTTGCTGCATCAGCCTGATATTCAGCAGATTGTGCCATATTTTTACGAATCTCGCTCAGCGCTTTCTCGATGCGGATAATTGCTTCGCGCTCACTCACATTTGCCTCGCCCTGCAATTGTGCGGCCTGCGCCTCAATCATAGAGATGCTGGCCACGCGCTCACGCATTGCAAGCTGTTGCTCTACTGGGTCTGGTGGCGGCGGAGCTTTGGGGGCTAGCGCCTCTTTTGCGTCACGCTTCATCTCGAAGCTAATCGGCATATTCTCAACAATGATAGGCGTTAATGCCGCGCGCTCCTGTTCTGGCAACAGTGCCGCACCCTCAATAAGCAGACGGAAATCACGCTTCTTGGCATCCTCTGTCGCGGGGCGCTCGCGCAAGACAGCCGTGTAACTACGGGCGAAGTTTTCTTTCGTGAACTTGATATAGTCTTCCTCTGAATGGTGCGGGGTGATGGCGCGGATTAGCCTTGTATCGCCCGTGTCAACCATTTTACGAGCAAGGTCTAACGAGATATAAGCCTGCTGGCGTAA